CAAAAAAACTTTTTACCTACTGAATTTATCAAAGATGGATTGTTTCGATACCTTGAAAAATTAAATTCTACTATAGAAAGAATGTCATCTGTTTATATAAAAGAAGTCGGTCAACGTATTCTGGCGGAGGGGGAGGTCAGACCAGCCCACATAGAAGATTTTCAAATTAAAATATTAAGATCGATCGACGACACTAAAGAAAACATAATTAAAGAAATTGACAAACATGAACCAAATTAAAAATTTGCCAGGATATTTTTTAAAAAGATTATTTGAAAAACAGCTACCGACTCGTAGGCATAACTCAAATATTGTAGAATACGCAGAAACAACAATTGTTCCTGCCGGACCGTACAAGGGTTTACAATACGAGCACAGCAGGGCGCCCCAGCTTAGAGAACCGCTTGAACTTCTTTCGCCTGACTCTCCATATCAAGAAATTTACATGATGTTTCCGGCACAGTCCGGAAAAACTACCATTGCCGAAATTGTTACAACGTATTACATAACCGAAGTCCCCAGCGAAATATTATATGCGTCAAGTAATGAGACCGCCGCTATAAAATGGATGCAACGGCGAATTGTACCGAGGGCGGCGGCGGCTGGGATTGAATTCAGATCGGAAATTGAGTCGAGAACGTCCAGGCAAACCGGTAATACTACTTATTCAAAACTTTTCCCGGGCGGGAATATTGATATAGCGTCGACTTTGTCGGCGGCTCAAATGGCGTCAGAAACAAAAAGAATTGAACTTTGGGACGAGATGGACCGCTGGCGGCGGGTTTTGGGAGACGAAGGGTCAGTCACATCACAGCTTAAGGCCCGGACTCAGGCATGGGGAACTCAGTCTAAAATTTTGGGTTTTTCGACACCTACGACAGAAGATTCCAGCCTAATTTTAGAATATTTTTTGATGGGAGACCAGCGCCTATATTTTGTTGCCTGCCCTTTTTGTGGTTACATGCAACTTATGGACTTTAGCGAGGGTAAATCTTTTGGTTTAAGTTGGGAATATAAAAGTGGCAAGATATTAAAAAAATCTATAGTGCTTGTCTGTGAGTCTCCTTCATGTTCAAGGGAAATTTCAGAGCCCTTTAAAAATAAAATGCTCAATTCTGGGGAGTGGCGGAAACAAGCCATTGCAGAGTATGACTTTATTGCTAGTTTTCACATAAATGGATTATACTCTCCGATGATGACTTGGTACGAAATGGCCATTAGTTACGATGATAGCAAAAAAGGTGATTTACAGAAACAGGCTCACGACAATCTAAAAATGGGTAGACCACACAAACAGACCGGCACCAGGCCAAAAGTTGAAAAAATTATAGAGAATAGGGGTCAATATAAATCTTTAGAAGTACCGGAAGGGGTGCTATATTTGACAGCGGGAATAGATGTTCAGGAAGGATCAGAAACAAACGAACATAATCCGGCCCGGTTGGAGCTTGAAATTCTAGGAATTGGCGCCGGTTATCGTACCTGGTCAATTTGCTATGAAGTTTTTTATGGAGAAACTGACGATCCGTTTTCTGGCGCTTGGGAAAAATTAAACGAATGGGCAATTGAAAATAATTTTAGTTTTTACAGAAAAGACGGTTTCCGGTTTCCGGTCTCTCTAACTTTTATAGATTCGAGCTCAGGAAAACGGCACAGTCAGGTTTATCAATTTTCACAGCGGTGGCGAAATTGTTTTCCGATCAAAGGATTTTCGGCGCTCAAAACGCAGAAAAAGGAAAAAAGGGATTTAGAGGGGGATAAAATATCAGAAAGTAATTTTAGGAGATTTAGGGCAAAAAAAATTGACGAAGACATTACACTATATGAGATTTCAACTAATTATTATAAAAATCAAATATATCATAATTTAAAAATCGCCCGGGAAGGGAACGGGTTACAAAAAGCCGGGTTTTGTGATTTTCCCAGGGATTATGATGAACGCTATTTTGATATGTTGACGGCAGAAGAGCGCCGCCGGGATGGGAGTTTTCATAATCCGACAGGGCGCCGAAATGAAAGCCTTGATTGTCGGGTCTATGCTTTATGTGGTGGTGACGTATTTTTAGAGTCGGAGGTATTAAGGTTTAAGTCGTTAGCGCAAGATAAAAAATGGAGACCTGACCAGGTGCAACAAATAAATAAATCGTATGTTTTAAAAACCATGTCCAAAAAAACAGCTAAGAAGAAAATTAAATAAAAAATACTTGACATTTTTATACCTATATATGTTGACTTGAGTCATGTCATATGTTACAGCCAGAAAAGCACGTCTTAACGATCAATTAGTAAAAGTCCAGGCGGCTCTTGCTGCTCTATATGATAATGTAACAGAACAGGCCAGTCAATCCGTAGAATCCTATCAATTTGAATCTGGGGAGGGAATGCAAAAAGCAAAACGGCGTGACCTCACAAAATTATTGAGAGAAATAGAAATATTACAGGCAACCGAAAGTCATTTAATAAACGAACTCGCGCGAATGGGAATAATGAGTATCCGACTGAGGAGAAAAATATAAAATGATTCCAATTTTTAATACTATAATAAATAAATATAAAGCGGTTTTTAGTCCGACACTGGAACCGGCCAGCACAGCTCAAAAACGTAAAACTTCAATAAAAAATTTTTCCAGATATGGCTCCCCTGATAAATTCCCGGGCGGCGTCAGTAAACGGAGAACCTCCGAAATCATACATGATCATTTAACATTACGGCAACAGTCTCGAGATGCAATGTTTGACTCGACCGTGGCTAAATCAATGGTTGATAGGTTTGCTGATACGGTAGTTGATACCGGCTTAAAAGTAAAGCCGACGCCGATGACAAATATTATCGGGATAACACCGGAAGAAGGCGAAAAATGGGCCGAAAATGTTGCCGAATTATATCATCTGTGGTCTAAATCTAAAAAATCACATACGTCAAGAGTAAATAATAATTATCAAAATCAACGATTATATGGAATTTTTCAGCAGCGAGATAATGATGTCTTTGTTCAATTAAATTACAGCCGGGAAAAAGATCAAATAAATCCATTATCGTACGAGTTTGTAGAGCCTAACCAGGTCCGAGGGAATGCGATAACTTCTTCTTACGCACAAATCCCAGGTGATGACGGTATTGTACGTGATAGCAAAAATAGAGAAATTGGGTATAAAATTTGGGAATGGGTAGAAGGAAAATATAAAGAGCGAGAAATTCCCGCTCGTGGGGAAAAATCAGGCCGTATTTTTATGTTGCATGGTTTTAATCCTGAATATGCCAACCAGGGGCGAGGATTTCCACGCTTAACTCATGCGTTGCAAGAATTTGAACAACTTACAGATTTCAAGCAGTCCGTTATCAAAAAAGCAATTTCGCAATCTTCAATTTCTATGGTAATGGAGAACGAACAACAGGACGCTTCAAATCCGTTAGAGGGTGTTGGCTCAGGCCCAAGGTCAAAATATGGAGATTTTGACGAAGGGACCGAAAATTTACACAGTAGCGCTTTAGATGAGCCTATTGTTAATTATAATTTATTGCCGGAAGCAACTTTTCACGATCCGGGCTCAATAGGAATTTTTAACGCAAGAAGAGGGGACAAATTAAAACCATTTCAAGACACCTCTCCCTCTGAAAGTTTTGCTACTTTTGTTGATTCTTTTTGTTCGCATTTAAGCGCTTCGACCGGAATGCCGCTTGAAGTTTTACTCATGAAATTCAATGCTAATTATTCAGCTTCCAGGGCGGCTTTAATTCTTTTTTGGCGAGTGGCTCAAATTTGGCGGAACGAAATGGCGGCAGATTATCTTGATCCGATCTATGAAATGTGGTTATCTGAGGAGATAGCACTTGGTCGGGTTAAATGTCCAGGTTGGCAAAATCCAATAATCAGAGAAGCATGGCTTTGCAAAGATTGGTCGGGCGCTCCGATGCCTAATATTGATCCACTGAAAACAATGGCAGCCGATAGGGGTTATATTGAGATGGGAAGTCAAACTCTTGACGATGCCGCATTAAATTATAATGGATCGTCAGGCAAGGCCAACAGAATAAAAAACGCAAGACAATTTAAAGAAGTTCCTCAACCTCCCTGGCCGTGGCCGATAGTTACCGAAAAAGAAGACTCAAAAGATAAAGAAGACAAAGAAGACAAAGAAGAGGAGAACGAATAAAAATGGCAAATCCATTAAACGTATCATGTCCGGCCAATGTTTGGACAAAAGTATTAACGAATGTTACAGAGGGGCAAATAAAAAAACGCTTAACAACTCCAAATGTTTATTTATCGACTTACAGAATGGTTACAATACCGGCACAGCCAGCGCCAACATTGCGAAGCCAGGGGACGCCGATTTTTATTGAATCTAATTCCGAAAAAGTTGAAAATGTCGCTGCAATAAATGTTTATATTTATCCAGTTGGCGCGGCTGGCTCTGTCGTAGTTGAGGTTTAAAAATGATAGGAAGCGGTTTGTTTAAAAAGATTGTAGACAGCATATCAGAAGCCGACACAAAGATCGATGCTAATACAGACGCGATCAATCAGGCGATTTCTGATATATCAGGACTTGACACAAAAATTGATCAGTCTATTTCTGATATATCAGATATTGATGCAAACATCGGCTTAAAAGGTGACTATTTAAATATCCCTTTTGTTTCTGCTGAGAGCTCGATTTTAGCTTATTTAAATACTGGTTATTATCATATACATGGCGAGGCTTTTGTCTATCCTAAATATGCCGCGCCGGTTCAATTGTTATCAGGGTCAGGAGCTTGGAACCTAACCGGAAATATCATTGAAATAATACCAGCAAATATTTTATTGAAACCATTTGATTTACATTGGATAAGTATATCAAATATTTCAGGCAATAGTGATTTTATTATTGATATATATTCAGGAGCGATTGGAGAAGAAATTTTAATTTCGTCGGTTGAGGGATTTAGAAATAGTAATTTTATCCAGGAAGGGGCTCGGCGAATTCAGACTCCCAGGCAACTAGCAAATACAAGAATTTCTTGCAAATTATCAGATTCTACCGCGGGGACTTTAACCTGTACGATTAAATTTAACGGCCATTATTACGGCTAAATTAAGGAGACAAATTAAATGCCAAGTTTTAATAAATTTTATGAAGAATTGGTCGTCGCCGGTATCGATTGGGTGGCGGATGACATCAACATTGCACTTTTAACAGATTCCTGGACGCCTTCCAGAACGTTGGATTTTTACAGTGAATTGACAAACGAACTCGCAAGCGGTGACGGATATACCACCGGCGGCCTTGCGTTAACAATAAAAGCAATTTCAACAGCCGCAAATATTATTTATTTGGAAGCAGACAACCCTGAGTGGATTTTTTTCGCTTCGAAATCTTTTCGTTACGCTGCAATCTACAAAGACACCGGCGTTGCTGCAACATCACCGTTACTCTGGTATATTGATTTGGTAAACACAACACTTTCAGGCACTTATACGATTAGATTAAACGCACTTGGTTTAATCAGTTTGTCTGATGTGTAAATATTATTTTATAAATACAAGGAAGGTGTAAATCATGTCGTGGGGATCAAAAACGCAAATAATGACCGGTGCGGCGGTAACAGGAGCCGAGATTTTTTCCTCGGCTGTCACTCTAACGCCAAAAAATACAATAGACATCGAAGTACAGGGCAACAGCAGCGGAACAACAGACGATTTAATTGTTAATGTTTATTCTACGTTGGACGATTCCTTGGAAAGCTGGGATACTGTGCCCTTAATGAGTTTTATTCTGGATTGTACGTCAGGCGGTGACAATAAGATCAGTTTTATAATAAAAGATTTTTACAAATTCAGAATCGGGGTAATAAGGAAAGGTACAACAGACACGATTGCAACAGATATATGGTACAGAAGCGATGGGGTTGACTTGTAGTGAAACTGCCTATTCGAAAACCACATAGAGGGACAAGGTTAAATCATTCTCATAATTTAGTGAGAAATTTATTGACCTGCCTTGTTTTAGTCGAGCACACGGGAAGTATTGCCGGTAATAATGTCCTGGGAAAATCTAGCGGCGAAATTTCAGGAGCTACCTGGCGAGCTGGAGAACAAGGGTCAGAGCTTGATTTTTCCAATTCCACTAGTGATGTGGTTGATTTAGGCGTTCCCTTTCTGGGGTCGGAACAAACCGAACTGTCAATTGAATGTATTTTAAGGATAAATACTCTTTTTACTCTACAAATTATTGCTGAAAACGGGTCAAGTGTTGATTCCTTTTTTTTAGCTAAAGATAACGCTAATCTTTTTTCTTTTCTGGTCTCAGGGGCAGGTACTTCGGGCCGCAAGTCAACAAATGTAGTCACACCGGGAGTTTATTATCATGTCATAGGGACGTGGACGCCCGGAAGTTATCCAGATTTGTACGTTGACGGTCAACTTGATAATGGCGCAACGTCTGGCGTTGTTCTAAATGCTTTGGTTGACGGAGATTCAAACCTGGAATTGGGAAAACGTCCAGGTTCTACAGCTATTTCTTTCAACGGCGGCATTTCGTTATTTAGAATATACAATAAGGCATTAAGCGCCAACGAGGTTACACAACTATATAGAGATCCTTTCGAAATGTTTTTTAGTTGGGATTATAGATTTTTAGCAGGTACAATAAAACAAATTGATTTGCAGCAAACAAATTTTACTTTATTGAACTATACTTTATCAACTTTATTTTCCTTGCTTTTGCAATCTGGCCAGGCGGCATTGTTGGATTTTGCAATACAAATAATAGAAGAAATAATATTACAGGAAACAAAATTTACATTTTTGGATCACACTTCGTTGATCTTGGTTTCTGTTTTACTGCAATCCGGCCAGGCGGCATTGTTGGATTTTGCAATAAAAACAACAGCAGAAATAATATTGCAAGAAATTGGTTTTACTTTTTATTCCTTCGAGCCTGTTGATATTGATTTTTTAAATGCAATTATTAACACAGTTGTAAGGAAGGGTTTTTCTCAATGAGCGTAAACCCTCAACCAATCGCAATCTATTATAAAAATCAAGGTGAATATGGCTACAAAATAGGCGTTGCGATAGTAGACGAAAGAGGTTCCCCCGTCATTATTCCAGACGGCAGCATTGTTAATTTTATTTATTATGATACTCTGGGGGTAAAACACACTGTTGGGTGTAATAAATTTGAAAATATTGCTTATTACAATGTTAAATCAGTAGATTTTTTAGAAACGGGCTCGTACCGTTATTGGCTGGAGTGTTTTACAAGGGACATTTACGGCCCGTTTGAATTAAAAATATTAAAAGTATAAAATAGGGAAAAAAAATGAATAGGAGAAAAAAAAATAAATGTTACAACCACCCCAAACCGAGAACCTTGTTAAAATTATTATCATTCTTTCCGGTATTTTGGTTAGTAGTTGGGTCGTTTTTGGTTTTTTTGTTATTCGTCTTATTAAAGGATACGACGATCAAATCAGAGATGTTTACCAAAAAATCACAGATATACCAGCAATCAAAACAGATATAAACTGGTTAAAGGATAAAAAGAAATGATAAAAAAAATAAATCAAACAAAAAAATATTACAATCAATATTTTGATATTGATGACATTTTAAAAACAGAGCAAAATGAAAAAAATATAACTTGCAATGTCACTTGTATATCAATGATAACCGGCGAAAATCCCAACATGGTTTTATGTAAATTTTTAGAACGATATGGCCAAAATAAAAAATATCAATGGGAAGAAAATTTAATTTCTTATTTAAAAGAAAATGGTTTTTCTTGTAAACCTATTACGGAATTGGCATGGCCAAAATCAAAAGTTATTACTGAAAATGATTTGGAAAAAATGAGATCGGCAATTGATAAAGGCAAAATTATTTATTATCATGAGTCTGGCCATTATAGTTTAATGGTAGGCTATGAAAAATGTAAAAATGATGAAATTTTATATATATTTAATGATCCGGCTGGAGATCGAAAAATCAGATATGTCGGAAAAAGAACTCTTGAGTCAGGCTTAAATGTAAGATATAAAAAATCATTTCTGGAATTTAGGCCGCTTTTTGGCAGATGTTGGGCGGTGACAATATGACCTGGGCAAAAGATTTAATTAAAAAAATTCCATCGTTTACCAGGGATCAAATAAAATGGATTCTAGTCGGGCTAGCTTTCTTTTTGCTTTTAGTTTTGCGAGACTGTAATATAAAAACAAAATATTTTGATATAGAATCGAATTCAAAAATTGAGGTTAAAAAATGAAATTATTTATTGTTTTCTTCTTTATAACGTTTTTTTTGGGGTGTGTTAGCGCTCCAGATCGTAAAAATTTTTCAAACGAAGCGTCATATTTCGCGGCGTATTGTTTTTATATTACAAAAGATAATGCAAAATGTCAGAATTCGGAAATGGAAGCCAGGGCTTTTAACAAATATTTGTTTTGTCTTGACTCGAAAAATTGGCCAGAAAAAACAAATTTTGATAATTGTTGGAAAACTTTAAATCAAAAATAACTTGACATTTTATTTACTATATAATAGTTACGTAAAAAAGGTATAAAAAAAAATGGCTAAAATGAAAAAAATTATTATATCAGGCGAAATTGGATGGGAGGTTATGCCTGACGACATAAGACGTCAGCTTAATTTTGCTAACGGAGCCGATCTTGATATTGAAGTTTCTAGTCCAGGCGGCTCTGTTTTCGATGGAATAGAAATTTATAATATGATTCGTGATTATAAAAAAGATCATCCAAAAAGTCAAATAATGATGACAATAAAAGGGCTTGCCGCTTCGATGGCTTCTTATTTAGTTTCTAATCCGGCAATAGATTTAAGAGTTGCCGAGGATAACGCCGTTTTTATGATACATAATGCTTGGGGTTATAGTGTGGGCGATTATAGAGACATGCTAAAAGCGGCAGAAGTTTTTGGAGGTCTTACCGATCTAATCGGCCAGGCTTACGCAAAAATAACCGGGAAAGAATTGTCTGTAATTAGAACAATGATGGACAATGAAAGTTGGTTTTTCGGTAAAGAAATTTATGAAAATGGTTTTGTTGATGAAATGGCAGCGCCAATTGGAAATGAAAAAGAAACGACTAAAGAAAAAGCAATATTAAAAGCAAAATCAGATTTCAATATATTCTCTAAAAAAGTTGAAGAAAAAAAAGAAAGAACAAATTTTGAACAAATAGCGGCAATGATTACAGGAGAAAAAGATGAATTTCTCCCTTTGATCATTCCTGAAAATAAAATTATAGAACCTGCGCTTGTCGCAGCAATTAAACCGGAGGTTATTATTATGGATTTAGAACAATTATTAAAAGAAAATCCCGCCGCAAAATTTAAATATGATGAAGATTTAAAAAATCAATTTAGTGCGGGCGTTTTGAGTGGAACAAATAAAATGCAAACTAAATTTGATGCAGTTTCAAAATATTTAGTCCCAAATTCTGAGTATGGCAAATCTGTAAAGTCGGCAGCAATTGACGTATTGACAGGAAACAAAGAAATAGGCTACCTTGATATGCTTGCAACGGCTATGGATGCAATCAAAGAATCTACAAACTCCGTAGCAGCAATTGACGAGTCAACAGGCTTACCGGCAGTTTCGGGAACTGATCCTAAAATCACTCAGGACGGAATTATAAGAACAGAACAAGACTTCCAAGCCGAATGCGAACGTTTTAAAACTGTAAATGGGATGGGAGTATAATTATGAGCGTACAAGAAAGGCGAGATATTTCAAATCAAAAACTGATATTAAGCGGTGAAAGTTTTGACCGAAATCAAATAATCGCACAGGATGCAGCCAGGACGGAACCGCTTTTAACAAACACTGTCATGGCTTTTGTTTATGCTACGTTGCTATGGGTGCCATTTACAGAGTTGGCAAATGTGGACGGGTCATCTCTTCCTATTGGGATTTATTTAGGTGACGACATTCCAGCAGCCGATTTAGTCGATGGAAATATTGAAGATTCTTCTATTCTAATCGGCGCAGGTTGCACAGTTGACGGGGAACGTGTTGTCTGGGATCAAGACCTACAGACTAAAGATTCCTTGATCGGTCTTATCAACGCAGAAATTTCTCTCAGAATGGTCGGAATTTATTTAGAAAATACTGACGATTTTACAGTTTTTGAAAATGACTAATAAAAAAGGAAAAAGGTAAAAAATATGGGTGCACCACAACCAACCGACCAATTTACAAGATTTATGGCTTCAATGTTTACGTATCCCGTAGGGATCACAACCTTATGGCAAAGTCTTTTTGGACGAAGGGAAACAATGTCAGAGACAATTTACAGTCCTGACGCAAATACAGTAGAAATTGAGATTCAACGACTAACTCAAAAAGTCGGGGCTTTAGTCCGCAGGGGGACAGACAGTCGAAATTTGGGCGGTAAACAAAAAAACTTAACAGCAGAAAATTGGTCTGTATTTGCCAGGGAGTACCCGCTAGGCGAAGACATGAGCGATATACAAGCAAGCAAATTGCCAGAACGGATTCCGGGAGAATCGCCTTTTTCTTCCAAAACTCGTTTTGACCGGGCCAGGTATTATGCGGTAAAATTTTATTTAGAACACACAAGAAAGTTTTTAAGACTCTTTGAAGTTTTAGCGGGTTCGGCAATTTTAACTGGCCAACATCCGGCGATTTTAGGAACGACAAACAGCGATTTAATATATGATTTTTTAAGAAACCCCGCCCATTTTATAACGGTGGCTAATCCATGGAATACCGTAGCGGCTGATATTTACGGAGATATAGACGAAGGCTGGGAATTGATCAGAAACAATGCTGGAGTTAGTGCTGATTATATAATTCTGGGCGGCGATGTTATAGATTCCATTCTTAAGGATGCTACAATTTTGGAATTCGGCAATAGTAGACGAATAAATATAATTGAAATAGGAGATAATATTAAAGTCCCTGCTCAATTTTCACATATGATTGCAGCCGGTGCGGTTTGTTGTGGCAAAATCAGGACTACAAAATTTAATGAATTTTATCTTTTTACTTATACAGGCCGCTATCAAGATGATGCTCTTGATTTTCAAAAATTCATGCCTGACGATATGGCGTTAATGGGGTTTTCCGGTGCACGTTGTGATAGATATTTCGGCCCGCCGGAAATGTTACCACAAACTAGTGACAGAGCCCGTTGGTTTCAAGAAATGTTTGGTTTTAATATGATGGCTCCGCCACAACCGCCAAATATAACTAATGCCAGTGCAATTTTGACACCGGGTATGTTTTATACAGACGCATACTCTTCAAAAGATTATAAAAAAGTAACGATAAGAACTCAAACAGCTCCGATTTTTGCGACTACAATGACCGATGCTTTTGTAACTTTTAGCGGTCTAATAGAAGCCGAAGCGTCATAAGGAGAACTTTTGAAATGGTAAATAAATGGATAGATAAAAAAACTTCACTTAGGGCAGGGAAAAAGATTATTCTCAGGGGCGAAATCGTCCCTGACGGAGTTCTGTCCGAAAAAAGACTCAAATTTTTTAAAAGTCGAAAAATGATAGAATCGGTTTTAGACAAAAGAGAAATGGAAATTATAAAAAAACAGGCTGAAAAAGAAGCTGAAAAAGAAGCATTGATGGAAGCAGCAATCGAAGCAGCCAAAGAAAAAGCAGACAAAAAAGAAAAAATAGTTTCAAATTTTGAAAATAAAAAAATGTCTAAAAAAGAAAAAAGAGCTTTTGAAAAAATGCAGAGAGAAAAAACAGAAATAATTAAAAAGTCGTCTGACGACTTGATGTCGTCAGACGACTTCGAAACGGGGGCAGTCGATGAACTCGAATAAAGTTCCAGAAGGAAAAACGGTTTTTATCAAAGGTAGAAAATTTAAAGCGGGGGACGTTTTACCCGCCTGGGCACTTTTGGAAATTCCAGAAATTCCAGAAATTAAAAAGGAAGAAATTAAAGTTGAACCTGAAATTTCTTCAAAAGAACCTGAAATTATTGAAACTGAAAAAAAAGAAAATAATAATTTCAAGTATCAGAATAGAAAATATAAAAGATAATGGAAAACTTGCGGCAAACAATGGAAGCTGATTTAAAAGATACTCTCGAAGGAGAATTTAAGGTCAATGTCGAGTTGACCTCTCCTGACGGAATAACTCAAAAATACAGTCTTAATGATCCCACTAAACTTTTAGGGGGCCAGGTGTTATATTTTTCAAAAAAAATTGATCCGACAACCGGAGAAATGATTATTGTCAATAATTCCGTTGTTTCTCTCAGGATTTCTAGTTTAGTTCGTGTCCCGGTCGCCGGAGAAAAATGGTTTATTAAAATACCAATTTCATCGGTAGCAGGGGCAGAAATGATGCCGTTTTTTTTCGGTATGGACAAAAGTCTTGAAAATAATTCGGATATTGGATTTATAAAAATTTATCCGCAAAGATTACAAGATGAATGTTCAGGCCCGGATGTTTTATTATGATGAATTTTAGAATTGTTAAGGATAAATTAGTTGAGATTTTAGGCGATGCTGCACATGGGCGTTATAGAGTTTATGGCTATCAAAAACAAAATAAATCGTCAGATGAAATTTTAAATAATGATAGAAGCGTACAAGTTTATTTTAGTGAGGGTCTTTTTCCAAAAAATAAAGGTAGTTTTGTCGGTGAAAAATCTCATGAAATGACTTTTGAAATTGACTTGTCAGTTTCGGCTTCTTCAAGTGGAGACTTGGAAATACTAGAAAGTGATTTGACAACAGCAAATCAAAAGTCAATTGCACTTTCAGGGATAAGAGAAGCATCTGAAATAGTAGACAAAAAACTTGATGAACTAATTGAAATTGTTTTTCAGGTTTTATTGGATGCCAGAAAGACAGACCTTGATTTAGGCAACGGAATAATAGCTAGTAGATGGATTAATCATATACAAAAAGATCCTGTTTTGAATAGTGGGGATTTAGTGGTTAAAACTGCAAATTTAAAATATACATGTTTAACAGTAGAACAGATAACAGGGGACACCGGGAATGAACCTGACTCTGTTGTTTTCAACAATGAAATCGAAGTGAATGAGTCGGCTGGCGCTGGCGTATTAGTAGAAAATAATAACACATAATGGAGGTTTAAAAATATGGGCTCAGTAACATCCAGTTCGTTAGCCGCTATAAATGCGGTAGGAATAGAAAATCAACAATTTGCAGTTTCGTCTCAAAATGTTGAACAAAAAAATATAATTATAGGCACTTTTGATGAGTCATCATTCCCGCTTTTGACTCCTAACATTCCTATCAGGGTTTTATCTTCTCAGGATGTAGGTGCAAAAACCGGTTTTGGTTACATGCTTCATCGGCTTGCACTTTCAGCAGAAAAAGCCGGCAAAGTCCAAACGTGGATTATACCACAGGAAGAGGGCGGCAGCGATCCTGACCAGGCAACCGGAGAAATTGACTTTTCGGCCAGTACTGGCGTTTTAGCTGGTACCGCTAATTTATACATTGCGGGCGCTCTTGTTTCTGTAGGGATTACCGCTGGCTTGACGCCGGAAGTAATAGGCGATTATTTCCAGGATGCTATAAACGATAATGATGATTTACCAATTACTGCTATTAACACTTTGGGAGTTTTGGCGATAACAAGCAAATCAGGCGGTCCGTGGGGTAATGATATAAGTCTTGTTTTTAATCTTGCCGAAAGTGATGAGTTACCAGACGGCATGGTGGCGGCAATTACTGGTATGTCGGGTGGCGTTGGGACTCCTGATATTCAGGACGCTTTGGACGCGCTTGGAACTGGTGACGCGCAAAATGAAAAGAATTTTACAAACCTTATACACGGTTACGGAAATGTAACGGCAGTCCTTGACGCAGTAAGTACATATAACGGACCGGGAAACGATCTTATTGGAAACTATACGGAAGAAGTAGCCCGCCCCTTACGGTCGATGGTTGGAAATACTGCTGTAGGAAGCGCAGGGTTTGCTGCTGCCTTGGTTTTTGCAGACTTACGAGGTGAGTCAGACCGAACAAATGGTTATTTACAAGCGCCTGGCTCTCCAAACCATCCACAGGAAATAGCAGCTCAGGCTACTGGTATCGCAGCGGTTACAAACTCAAAAAGAGCGGCTGAGGGATATATTGACAAGGCTCTTTATGGAGTTTGGCCCGGCGACATGGCTGATAGATGGACAAATGATTATTCCAACAGAGATCAAGCTGTCAAAGGCGGGCTTGCTACAACGATGTCTAAAAATGGTGTTTTGCTTCTTCAAAATATCGATACTTTTTATCGTCCAACTTCCATTTCCGTTGAATCAAATGGCTATCGTAAATGGCAAACTCTTTCTATAATTCAAAATGTTCTTTATAATTTTAAGGCTAATTTTGAAAGAGATTACTGGAAGGGTATAATAATTGTTGAAGATGCCGCAAAAATTTCTAGTTTGGTTGACCGTGAAAAAGTTAGAGATAGTGGAAATGTTCTTGACGATCTTTTTGCACTTGCAGACTCGTTTTATGGGAAAGGATGGGTTTATAATTCGTCTTACATCAAAGAAAATTGTGTTGTATCTTTAAGGGCGGGGCTCACTGGTTGGGATATAAAATTTCCTTTCATTCCATCTGGCGAAGGTGGAATAACAAATAGTTTAATAACTTTTGACACGTCAATAACCGTGTTGAGTGGAGGCGCTTAATATGATTGTAGGTACAGTTAAAAAAATAATTATCGGCGGGATTACTTACGCAGTCCCGGCAGATGTCAATTTGACAGTCAATTTGTCATCTTATGTAACGGAAGGGATGCCAACGTCAGGTGATACAGTTTTTAAAAAGACTAAAAGAGTTCCGACTATAGAAGGCGCTGACATAATAACAAGTTTCAAAGAGGCCGCAAGTTTGAAAACCGTTGCGGAATCGTTGGCGAATACGACATTAGCGGTAGTATTTGCAGACAATACGACTTATAGATCGACGGGTCAAATAAATTTTGAAAATTTTGAGTCAGAGACTGGAAGAAGCAAAGTTACTTTGATACCTTCAACGTCAGTTGATCCGTGGACGGTCACACCATAATGATTGATCCGGTTTATATATTGATCCGAACATCTGGACGGCCGTTGTTTTTCAAAAGAATGATGGAAACAATTAAAAATCAAACTTATAAAAATATTGTTACCATTATTCACAGCGACGATCCACGAGATCAATATATAAACGGGGATATTATTATAAAAGGTCATGTTTATGGCCCCGAATTTGGTGACGGAACTTATAATTTATATAATAATAGATTGTTAAGAACCATTCCGACAGGCCCTGGTTGGTATCATTTTATTGATGATGATGACGAATATAATTCTAATGATGTTATTGAAAAATTAGTTGAAAATTCAAAAAAAGAATGTGTAAATGTTGCAAAAGTTTCACGCTGGGATAAAACAATCTGGCCGAAAAACTGGGGAACTCAAAAAAGCTATCAAACAGAATGCTTTTTCTTGCACACTGACCATAAATTAAAAGCTCAGTGGTGGGGGAATCGTGGTGGCGATCATCATTATAGTAAGCAGCTAACAAAAATTTTACCAGTAAATTGGATAGAAAATTTATTGATCTGTAAAGCTCAAGAGGGAAAAGGGCATGGTTCGAAAAAAGACAAGGGCGGGAAACTTTTTGATTATAGTAAATCATTAAAACCTACTGATAAGATTCATGTTTTAGGTTTAAGCACAAATAAAAAAGGCCCTCGCAAAAACTGGATAAAAAGAAGAGAAATAAAAGAAGTTGATTATTTTACAGCTTTAGAAATGGAAGAGAAAAAAATTGCAAAAATTACGTTTAATGGAACGTATAAAAAAACAGTGGCTCGACCAATATATAAAACATAAAAAGAGGAGAAAATGAAAATTATGGAAATTGTAAACGATGTGAAAAATTTAGTTTTACAAAAAGATGACGATGACGGTTATATTCTGGGAGAAAAAGCAGCAAAAGAGCAGCTTGAAAAAATGTTAAAATATTACAGAATTAAAGTTGATAAAATAGAAGATAAAATATTAAAAAATGCTATCAAGGGCGGAATTGGTAGGTTAATTGAATCTATAAGATACGGTGAACTTGAATTTAAATTTGAAGATGGTATCCAGACAATTCAACATTTAAAAAATGGCAAAGGTGAAATTAAATATAGAGAAATTGACGGACGTGCAAAAACTCAAATGGCAGGAAAAGAACCTAACGATCATTACGGGAAATCTTACGCTTTGATGGGCGCTTTGTCTGAGTGGGGAGAAGATGCAATACAAAATTTAAAAGGAACTGACTTATCTCTAACGGAGGTGCTTGGTCTGGTTTTTTTGTCAGTTTAGAACAGGTTTGGCAATGGTGTGGAAATTTATTTTCCCGGAACCAGCCTATTGATGTTATAAAAAATTTAAGATACTCCGAACTTAGAGAGTGGAATTTTTGGCATGAACAAATGTCAAAGGCAGAAAAAAAATCTTTTGAAGAGGCGACAAAATAATGCCAGACTTTGCAGTCAAGACAGCTTTCACCGCGTGGGATAGAATAAGTCCTGTTTTTAACAAGATGGGGAATTCTGCTGATAAATTTGGCGGCAAAGCTACGAGTGCGTTTGGCAGAGCATCGGCGGCGGCCTCTCGTTTTGCTACGAGGGCGAAACAGTTCGTCTCTCTCGGTTTGGGCGCGGGCGCTTTAATGATTGGGAAAGAATTTATTGACTTTGACCAGGCCATTATTTCGGCGTCTGCAAAATTTCCAGACCTTAACAGAAATACTAAAGAAGGTCAAAAAACGCTTGAACAACTAGGCGTAACGGCCAGGAAAGTAGGCGCAGATACACAATTTTCAAGTTCGGACGCAGCCAAAGGATTAAATTTTTTGGCGATGGCGGGGTTTAACGCTCAACAGTCAATGGCTTTACTCCCTGGCGTTGTTGATCTTGCAACGGTCGGAGAGATGGACTTATCAAGAGCGTCAGATATTGCCAGCGATGCAATAGGCGCTTTTGGTTTAATGACTTCAAACACAACAGACCTCTCTAAAAATTTTATTAGAGTTCAAGACGTTATGGCGAAAACTATAACGTCAACAAACACAAATATGGAAGATTTATTTGAGTCAATAAAATTTGGAGCAGCTCCATTTACAGCGGCGGGTCAATCGATGGAAACTTTTTCGGCAATAGCTGGGAGAATGGCGGCGAACGGGATCAAAGGGAGTATGGCGGGAACTGCTTTGAGAAGTGCAATTTTAAGACTACAAAAACCAACTAGTGAGATTATGGGGGGGCTTGATGCTTTTGGTTTAACCGTTTCGGATTTGGCTGATCCTTCGACTGGTAAATTAAAGGATATGGTCGTCATTATGAAAATGATGGAAACCGGCGGAAAAAAACTAACAACAATTGAAAGAAACGCAGCATTGACAATGATAATGGGAAAAAATGCGGTAAGTGGTTGGGCGTCAGTAATGAACGAAGGTGTAGGAGTAACGGAAGAGTTAAAAAAATCTTTAGATGGTGCGGCGGGAACGTCTCAAAATATGGCGGCAATAATGAGAACATCATTATTGAACCAATTGAAAACACTACTGTCAACTATTATAGAAATTGGTTTTAAATTTATAGATGGATTTAAAGGTCAGGGAGCTGATGCGATTGGAACGTTAATTGATGTTGCTCGGGGGCTTGGCCCGGTTTTTGAGTTTGCAGGTGCGGCGATTTCTCAAATATTGTCTTTAATGCCGTTTTTAGTTACATGGTTTTTAGTTTATAAAGCGGCAGTATGGGGTTCTATAGTAGCACAAAAGGCATATGCTGCAATGGAATTTGTGCAAGTTTTAATGGCTACAGCAAAGGCACAGGGAATTTTGAACGCAGTAATGTTAATGAACCCAGTCGGGTTATTGATTATTGGAATAGGTCTACTTATAGCGGCGATTTGGTTAGTTGTTGATGGGTGGGACACTTGGGGTTCGGCTTTGTCTCTTTTGTTCGGTCCAATAGGTATGATAATAAATATGGTTAAATCAGTTTATGACAATTGGCAAGCCATAAAAGACGCTTTTAACGACGGGGGTATTTTATCCGGTCTAATGGCAATCGGCAAGGCAATTTTATCTGGTCTTTTGGCTCCGATTGAACAGTTACTCGATTTACTATCAGCTCTTCCAGGGGTAGGAAAATATGCAGCGGCGGGAATGGCAAAAATTAAAGGATTTAGAGAAGAACTTTTCGCACCGCCGGAAGAGGTTAAAAATGTTAGATCAAACATTTTCAGTCCTGACAAATTTATTATTCCACAAAATCAGGGGAAAATATTAGAAACAGCAGAAAAACAAGAAAAATCAAATATATTCAATCCTAAAAATTTTATGATGCCGCAGCCGATGCAAGATATTAAAAAAACATCTAATGTAAATAATATAAAAAACGAAAATAAATATCAAGCGCCAAATGAAAATTTATTAAGAGCGCAGCAGGTCAGGTTAAACGGAGAAATAAATTTTAATAACGCTCCCGCCGGGACAACGGCAAAATCAAAAACAACCGGATCGCAAAGTTTAATTAAAATGAATATGGTGGGGGCTAATCCGTGACATGGTTAAACGAATTAAAACCGATAATTAAATTTACCAGTCCAGAGGGTGTAATCTTTGAAGCGCTATGGCGACAAAACGAAAGATCTTTTGAGAAAAAATTAGGCATTTCTTCAATCCCTAATTTTTATGGTGATATAGTAGAAGATTTAAATAGTAAATCAACCATGTATCCGTTAACGGTTTATTTTCAAGGCCCGTTTCATCACAAAGAGGCTGATTCATTTTTTCTTGAATTGTCTAACTCAGTCGGTCAATGGGAAGTTGTTCATCCAACAAAAGGAGTTTTGTCGTTACAACTTATTTCAGCCAGGGAAATAATAAATCCAACCGAAAATGGAAATTATACAGAATTTGACACGAGTTGGATCGAACCGGCGAACAAAACAAATTTAATTTCTTTTGAAGAACTTGCGAGCTCTATAATATCAAGAGGTCTAAATTTAGTTGATGATTGCCAGGTATTATTAACGCAATTAAGAACTGATACTTATGCAGCTATTCAAGCAACTATAAAAACATTTAATAAAATTACTGGGTTTATGGATGCAACAATTAAACAGTTAGCAATAACAGACGCTTTGATTCAAGACTCATATTTGTCGGCGAAATCTGCCTTGTTAAATGCTGTAAATAATTACTCAATTGACAGTCCTGACATTGCACCGGTCGGCGCAGCCATGGCGGCACTTGCAGTTATTCCCGTTTCAGCGTCAACAGACTTTAACACACGTTTTTCATCGTATGATAATTTAACAACAAAAACATTAACACTTTCACCGTTAAACACGACAGAAGAAGATTATAACACGGTTTTAGTACAAGAGTTTGGTTTGACTATGGGACTTCTGGCCATAGGTTCTATTGTTTCAGACTCTGATTATCAGAGCAGGGACGAAATAATTTCTGCAATTGAAAAGATGACAACTATTTTTAATAGTTCAGTTGATGCGATGGATTTAGTTCAAGATAATTTTTCGACATTAACCGTTGACAAACAATATTATTCTCAATCAACAATTTACACTAGTTTAGCTGGCATATATTCAGACAGTATAAATTATTTATTATCTCAATTTTATAATTTAAAGTCTGAAAAAAGATTTACTCTGAAAAAAGCAAGGTCTCCAATTGAAATTACTGTCACAGAATATGGCGACTTGAATTTTGATTCAAATTATGCTTTATTTTTACAAAGTAATAATTTAAATGGCAATGACATCTTATTGATTCCCGCCGGTCGTGAGGTTATTATTTATGTTGGATAGATTACCAGGTAAATCAAAAAATGAAATGACTTTGATAATAGAGGGACAGGAAATTATTTTTTCAAAAGGTGAATTATTTTTATCGATTGACACTTGCGCTCATGCTTTTAGTTGTGTGGCTCCCTGGTTCCCGGGACTTGATCCAAAATTTGATGAGATAACAAAACCGTTTTCATACAGCGAGTGTGGGGTTTATATCGGCGGCGCTCTACAAATGGAGGGTATTCTATATGATATTACAAACACCAGAAATAATTCAGGCACTACCAAAAAACTTGAGATATACAGTAAAACGGCTGATATTATCGACAGCTCTGTCCGGTCTCCATTCTCAGAAAGAAATGTAACATTGCTTGACAGGTGCAAATCTCAGATGAAAGAATTTGAAATTGACGTTGAACTTGATTTAGGTGTCGATGTCGGCGGCAAATTTTCGAGGGTAGAGGTTGAACAAACAGACAATTGTTTTTCGGAGCTCGCAAAATTAGCCAGTCAAAGAGGTTTGCTTTTATCTTGCAATAAAAAAGGCGCTCTTTTGATAATAAAACCTAATGTCAACGGGAAACCAGTTGGAACTATCCAGGAAGAAAATCCGCTTGCTGATACGTATACAGCAAGTTTCAAGGGGCGTGATCGGTTTAAACGTTACGAGGCAATAGCTTCCTCTTCTAAATCAAGTAAAACAAAATTAAAACAACGTGCAGTTGATCCAGGAATTTCAAGGAATAGATTTCTTACTTTTACTGCTTCCGATAGTCTACCAGGTGAGGCAAAAAACGCAGCCGAATGGCGAAAAAATAAAAGTGCTGCCGATGCTCTGACTTTTAATTTTCCGGTCAATTCTGGTTATGCTCCAAACGATGATTTATGGAGTGTAAACACAACAGTTACCGTTAAATCAGAAATGATTGGAGCAAAAAAAGGCTTTACATTTTTAATCAGTCAAGTAAAATTTGGTTATGATAGCGGGGGGCTTGTCGCCGATCTTATGTTAAAACCGCCAAAATCATATACGACAGGAGAGGTCAATCAACCATGGGACTAGGGATTATAACAGGCCGTGAAATTGCAAAAAATGGCGACGGCGAAAAAGAAAGGTTAATCTTGCAAGTACAGTTTACAGCCGATGACGTTCGGCCCGTGGAAATGGTTGCACAGGCTGGTGAGGACACAAATCCGGCAGATGGATGTCGGGTTATGGTTTTAGAAGCAGACAAATCATATAAAATTGTTGTGGCAGTTACTGACGATCTATTGCCAGAATGCGAGCCCGGAGAAAAAGAAATATATAGCACAGACAGCCCAGCAACGGCAAAATTAGCCAGGATAAAATTAAATAAAAATAGCGAAATTGTAATAAATCAAGGTGAGGATTTCGCTGTCAGATTTTCAAAATTAAAAGAAGTTGTTGAAGAAATACAAGATATAATAACAGCTTTACAAGATGCGCTTTCGAATTGGATTCCAGTCCCACAGGACGGGGGAGCTTCTTTGACCGCAGTTGGTCTGGCTAGTTGGCTACTGAATTCTATTGAGAAAAATATTGACGATTCAAAAGTTGAAGAGGTTAAACTTCCATGATTTACAACAGATTTCAAGGTGATCCTGCAGTCAGATTAAAAAACGGTGGGGCTTCTATGCAATTTATTGATGGCCAACCGGTTATGGATCAAGGTCTAGAAAATGCCGTTCAAATTTCTTTGTTTACAAAAAAAGGTTGGTGGGGAAATGTTTTGTTCAAAAATGAAAGCCAAAAAATAGGGTCAGATTATCAGGAAATCAGAACGATTATTGACCTGCAAACTATAAACGATTATACCGATGCCGGGGAAAAAGCGCTCGAATGGATGACAAAAACAAAACTTGCAAAAAAAATTGATGTTGTAGTTAATAATCCGCTAGGAAATCAAATACAAACTAAAATTTATATTGCACCGCCGGGAAATGATGTCAACGAATTGCTTTTTACAAAAAACGGTTTGAATTGGTTATCTCAGGCAAACAGCCCGGCACATAAGAGGTTTTTAAATGGCTAATAGAGTACCAACACTTCAAGAATTATATGAGGCCCATTTATCAAGGATTGAAGGTAAGATTAATCAAACGTCACCTACGAATGATAAAGCGTTTAATAAAGTTTTAGCTGCAACTGAGGCGGGTTTAGACATAGGTTTATATAAATTTCAGGCAAACGCAGCAATCCAAAATTTAGCGCTCACAGCAACGGCGGACGGTCTGGACCGAATCGGAAATGATAACAGTACACCGAGAAAACAGGCTCAAGCTGCAATTTTGACGGCTGAAATTATCGCGATAACCGGAACCGTTATTTTACAGGGCACTAATTTTGTCGGCGATTCTAACGGGATAAGATACACAACCGAGGCAGACGCAACGGCGGCGGCTGGCGTTGCTACAATTTCTTTACGATGTACTGAGACCGGTACAGAGGGAAATCTTGATAACGAAAATATCTTGTCTATCTCTTCTCAGGTTGCAGGAGCAGAAACTACTTGCGAGGTTACGGCTACAACTCAAGAAGGAATAAACAAAGAATCTGACGCAGATTACAGGCCGCGCGTTTTATTCGCACAGCGAGCGGTAACGGGAGGCGGTAACGCTTCCGATCATAAAATATGGGCCGAAGTCGTGACGGGAGTTAAACGGGTTTTTCCTTATTCTGGGCGGCCAGTTGCGGAAGGCGATTCTTTCCCGGGGGATCGACAAATTTATGTTGAAGCAAATACAGACGTAAATCCGGATGGAATAGCGCCAGGCAGTATGATAGATGACGTACGGGATGCAATAAATATTGATCTAGACACCGGTTTATCAAGACCAACTTTAGGTTTGACAGATAACACTTTATTCATAGAGTCAATTATCAGAACTGAAATTTATATAACTATAAATAATTTAAATGTTTCAGCCGAAAATATAACTAATTGTAAAAATGATATTGAAACCGCAATTGAATTTTATTTATATTTAATAGCACCATATGTGGCGGGAATTGATTTAATCAGAGATAGAGTTGACACCATAACGTCAACCAGTGTTTCGGAACCAATACAGGACGTTTTAAGGAGTTACGGAGCGTCATCAACATCAATTGCATTTGGTTTAGCCGCAGGAGTCCCGGAAATTAGTTACACGTTAGATATAAATGAGCTTGTTAAATTGGGGGCTATAGAATATGTCTAAATCGATTGTTAACGCTTTACTACCCGAAGGCGACTTTTGGACTCCGGAAGAGTTAGACGACTATGATTTATTGCTTGAAGGGATTGGAGAGAATTCAAACGTTGTAAAAATAGAGTTAAATAAATCAAGGCATTTTAGGAATCCGGCCTTGACAACATTGCTAGAAGAACTTGAAAATGATTATGGTGTAACTCCCCCGGTCGGCGCAACCGAAGCAGAACGCCGGTTAACGCTTGCGGCTTCGATGTTTTTACAATCTACAACAGGGGCGGCGGATGCTCTTGAAACAAAATTACAGTTTGCAGGTTTAGACGTGCAAGTCCATGTAAACAGTCCGGCAGTTGATCCGGCATTATTTTTAAACTTTTTTTCAGCTCCCCAGGGACAATTGATCATAAACAACCCAGAATTGATTGAAGAGTTTACACTACCAATTGATGCTGGGTACTGGCCACAAATATTTTTTGTTGGTGGGGATGCAACCAGGGACATAAGCGGATATTTGACTAATATTGATCCAGCTAATATTGATCCAGACAAAAGACGAATTTTAAAGGATATAATTTTAAAACATAAACCATTATTTGTGTGGTGTGCATATGTTGATGTTTATACAAAATATTTAGACGGTTTGCCAACATACCTTGACGGTACATGGTATCTTGACGGCTACGGTGGGGAGGTTTAACAATGGCTTTTAATTTTGCAAAAACTAGAACGTGGAAGGACGGAACAACTCCGGCGACGGGAACACCGTCGTTAGGTAGTTTATTTGACGCAGAATTTGACCAATTATACGAAAATGATAATTATATCAAGGATATAATCGACGCTTTTAACACTTACGAAGTTGCGGCAGGTGAGGACGTGACGGCGGGAAAAGTTGTTGAATTTATCAACGGATATATTCAGGATTTTAAAGGCGATGTCAAAGATTTAAATAATGATCCCGTTGTTTTTGAATCCGCGACAACTACCTACATATCAGCGGTAGCGCTAACCTCAGATAAAGTTTTAGTCGCATATAGAGATGACGGAAATTCAAACTATGGAACGTCAATAATTTTATCAATTTCGGGTACTACTATCACAGCGGGAACCGCAGTTGTTTTTGAATCGGCTGCAACTATCTACATTTCAGCGGTAGCACTAACAGAGGGAAAAGTTTTAGTCGCATATCGGGATCAAGGAAATTCAAACTATGGAACGTCAATAATTTTATCAATTTCGGGTACTACTATCACAGCGGGAACCGCAGTTGTTTTTGAATCGGCTGCAACATTATATTGTTCAGCCGTAGCGCTTACAGAAGACAAAGTTTTAGTCGCTTATCAGGATGGGGGTAATTCGAATTATGGCACGTCAATAATTTTGTCAATTTCAGGTACTACTATCACAGCGGGAACCGCAGTTGTTTTTGAATCGGCGTCATCTTCATATATTTCAGCCGTAGCGCTTACAGAAGACAAAGTTTTAGTCGCATACACAGACGTTGG